AGGTCGGCGCCCGTGAGGACGGCGCGCGTGAGGTCGGCGTCCGTGAGGTCGGCGCCCGTGAGGACGGCGCGCGTGAGGTCGGCGCCCGTGAGGACGGCGCGCGTGAGGACGGCGTCCGTGAGGTCGGCGCGCGCCTCAATAGCCTTCTTTACCGCTAGTCCAACCCTGATACCGAAATAGGTGTTCTCGTCGGCTTCGATTTCAGCTTCGAAGATGACTGAGCCTGTCCATCGATTTCTGATTGCGAATTTCATATCTCGCCGGTTCCCGAAAGGCCCGGCCGCTGGGGCAGCCGGGCAGATGATTGCGGTCTCAGACGCCGGTTAGCGGCGGCTCATCATCGGGTTTCGATCCACGCCCCTGGAGGAGCGACTTGTGGGAGGGAGGTCCCTGACCGTTCTCGGTGACAGGGAGCATTTATACACGCTATAGCGTGCACGTCAAGCGTATTGAACGCAAAAGCGTGCATAACCATATACGCATAGTTACTTAGGCACTAGTTTACGTTAATTTCCGTAATATGATGGAGGCGCGGGGTGTTGGCGCAATGACGCCAAAAAATTGGTGAAGGACGGCGTTCTTATGACTGATCTAATAGTCAAAATTCTAATAAAATTTTCACAAGTCTCTGAGAAAGATCAGGAAATTGTTATTGAATTCGCCCGCCGGATGGCTGAAAGCTCTCAAGAAACGTCAGAACCGATTGCTGCTGCTCCTCAGAAAGTCGAGAAAGATGCTGAAGTAGCAGTTCCTGTTTCGGCGACATCTCGGCGCCAGTAACAATGTATGTGATGCTGACATTGATCGTTCGGCATATCGCGACGACGCTGCCGAATTGAGGTTCTTTCCAGTCCTTTGCATTAAGTTGGGACAAGAAATTGTCGCCAAGTCCGGATGCTTTGCTGATGCTGCGGAATGACGAGCCGTGTTGAGCTTTATAAGCCTCAACAGAATTGATCAGCCTGACAAGCCAATCTGGCCTCTCGTTCGCCATGTCGCCTCTATACGCAAACGTCCCATCGCACCCCGAATTTATCACGTCTCACGAAATAGCGTGTGTCCTTAATAGCGACCGCTTGACGTGCACGCTATAGCGTGTAATATGCACGCATGAACGTGCAACTGATTGTCGAGATCGACGCGTTCCTCGCCGAGACTCGAATAGGCGAGCATCGCTTTGGCATCCTCGCAGCGAAGAATGGACGACTGGTGGAGCGTCTTCGCTCTGGCGGTCGCGTATGGCCGGAGACGGAGGAGCGCGTCCGCGCCTTTATGGCGAAACGGCGCGAATCCCGTCCGCAGGGCGCATCGCAATCTCGGTCCAATCGCGTGCCGGAGCATGCGGAATGCTGAAGAGATCACCTCGCTCCGGGTCTGTTTGTTCTTCGCACGGCAAGCACACCTGAGTCGGCCGGGCTGCTTTGCTTCTGGGGAAAGCAGCCCGCCTTGACCTTCCGGTCTCATCCGAACGGGCCGGGTATCGTCTGTAAGTAGCGTCAGTTGCGTTTTGTGTACGGCCCGGAATGCCACTTTCCGGCCGGGTGTTTTGTAATGCCGGAAGCCCTTCCCCGTTTGGGCTTCCGGCACACCTCAAGGGGCCGGACATGGGGAAAAAGCAACCGAAAATCGAAATCGAGGACCGCCCCGAGGGAACGAGGGACGAGGACATCCTCTGGCTCCGCCGCGACCTGAACTGGACCGGGAAGAGCATCGCGCAGGCCCTTGGCGTTTGCACCGCCACGGTGAGCAAGGTGTTGCGGCAGCATGGCGTTTCGGGAGCGGCCAAATGACCCACCACGCCCCCAACAGCATCGACCCCATCGTCGTCTCATCCCGCCGGTTTGAAGGCCCTGATCCTGCCCAGCCCAAATACGACGGGTGGAAGGTGATCCTCATTTGGCTCGCCGTCGCCATTGTGCCTTGGGCGATTATTGGCGGGTTTATCTGGAGTGCGGGCCTATGAGTTCGCGCCTGGGCGGCAGCTATCGCATTTCCGTAGGCAAGACCGGAAGGCCCGTGGTGGTCGAGGTGCGCAAGCGCAAAGACGTATGCACCGAACTGAAACGGAAGAAGAGTCGGCGCGTTCGCGTTGTCCGGCGAGGTGCCAAATGCGCGAGCTGATCATCGACAGCCCATCGGCGGAATCGAAATTCATCGCCATGCCGTCCGGCCTCATCCTGCCGCGCCGCGCTGCGGAAAGCGAACTACGGCGCCATCGGCGACCAAGAGCCATGGACTTCTTCGCCGGAGCCGGCGGCATGAGCCTGGGTATGATCCAGGGCGGCATGGAGGTCGTCGCCGCAGCGGAGTGGGACTGCACAGCCGCAGTCACCTACATGGCCAATCTCTGCCGCTATGGGGCCTTCACGATTCACTTCGTCACAGAAGACGACCGCAAGCGGCTCGAACGCTATCTGAGCAAGGAGTACGCCCGGGCCGGCATGCAGGTGGATGGCGGCGCTATCGTCGCCGACGGCGCGCTCCAGCGGAAGCCAGTCCCTCTTGCCGGGCAAGGCTACATCTCCCATCAGGGAGCCGATTTCCCCGGCGTGAGCCACATCTTCTTCGGCGACATCCGTAAGCTTTCGAGCGCGACCATCCTTGCTGCCCTCGGAATGCAGCCCGGCGAACTCGACTGCATTGCCGGCGGCCCGCCGTGTCAGGGCTTCAGCAAGGCTGGCAAGCAAGACATCTACGACGAGCGAAACTCCATGATCTGGGATTTCGCACGCTTCATCGTTGAGATGAAGCCGAAAACCATGGTGATGGAGAACGTCCCCGAGATCGCCAAGCTGGTCACGCCAGAAGGCGTCCCGGTTCTCGATAAGTTATGCCGCATCCTGTCAGACGGCGGCTTCGGTGGCTATGACGCTTTCCAGCGCTGCGTTGATCAGCAGGCCGGACGGATCGGCCTCATCCGCGCGCACCAGGCGCCGAAGTCAAAATCTGCAGCGGCGCCAACCGCTGACCAATTCGACATGTTCGGGGGTGAAGTGCCTGAGGTGGCGGCATGACGGCGCGCATCATCTCCACCGACCCCTATGACGACTTCATCGCACGCAAGGGCGTCGCCGCGCCGATCTGCGGCCTCACGAAAACGCCCGCGCTGCCATCGGTGCTGAAGCCGTTCCAGCGCGATCTCGTGATCTGGGCTCTCCACCGCGGCCGGGCGGCGATATTCGCCAACACTGGCCTTGGCAAAACGATCATGGAATTGGCGTGGGCGGACGCCATGGCCAAACACACGGGCCACCCGGTTCCGATCTTCACCCCGCTCGCGGTCGCGCAACAGACCGTCGAGGAGGCTGCGAAATTCGGCATCGAGGGCGTCGGCTATGCCCGGAACGCAGCCGAAGCGCGCGGATGGCGCATCCCGGTCAGCAATTACGAGCGATTCGACAAGTTCGACATGGGCGAATTCCAGGCCGGAACCTTCGATGAAAGCTCCATCCTGAAATCGCATGACGGCAAGACGCGGGCGGCGCTGACCGAAGCATGCCAGGTCCTGCCGTATCGGCTCGCATGCACCGCGACGCCGGCGCCGAACGACTTCGTCGAACTGGGCAACCACGCCGAATTCCTCGGCATCGGCTCGCAGAAGGAAATGCTGTCGATGTTCTTCGTCCATGACGGCTCCGTGCGGGCCGGCGGCGAAGAGGGAGAAGGCGGCTGGCGCCTGAAGGGGCATGCCCAGCGCGATTTCTGGGCATGGGTCTCGTCCTGGGGAGCATTCGTGCGCCATCCGCGCGACCTCGGCTACGACGAGCCCGGTTATGACCTGCCGCCGCTGCGCTACCATCAGGTGACCGTCCCAGTCGAATATGCCCCATCGGACGGCATGCTGTTTCCGATGGAGGCGCGGACGATGTCCGAACGCCTCGGTGCGCGTCGCACCAGCATCCCACAGCGTGTCCAGGCGGCAGTCTCATTAGTGGGGACCACGGTTGCATGTGGAAGCAAGAATATAACGAGCGCAAGAAGCAGAGATACCGCGCCGATCCAGAATATCGCGCCAAGGTCAGAGCCGCATGCCGAACGCCCGAGGAAAACAAGCTCTATATGCGAGCCTACTACCGGGCCAACAAAGGAAAGTGGAAAACTCCGCTCACTGAGCAGCAACGAGATGAGCGCAACGCAAAGCGCAGAGAACAATATGCTCGTGACCCCGCATTGCGAGCACAAATCAAGGCGTACAACAAGAAATACGCTGCCGCCGGACATAAACGCAGCAAACGGATCGTCCGAGAATTCGGCATCACCGAAGAGCAATACGCAGCGTTTCTGCGGAAGCAAGAAGGCGGATGCGCTATTTGCGGTAAGCCCGAAGCCGACACAAGGGGACACCGACTGCACATCGACCATTGCCACGCAACAGGATTCGTCCGGGGACTGCTCTGCGCATCATGCAACATCGGAATTGGAAAATTCCGGGATAATACCGACCTCCTCGATCGCGCCATCGAATACATTCTGGAGGCCCGCAGAGCCATGGACGATCTGGTGCGGGCTGAACAGTGAGCAAGATGCGCTAGCGGCGGCATTCGGCGATTCCTGCATTTCCATCTACGGGTCGTTGGACCCGGATGAGAAGGTGGACAGGTTGCGCCGATGGCTGTGCGGCGAGCGTCCCATATTAATCTCAAAAATTTCGATCTGCGGCTTCGGCATAAACATGCAGCACTGCCGACGGATGATCTTCGTCGGCATGAGCGACAGTTTCGAAGGATTCTATCAAGCCGTTCGACGCTGCTGGCGGTTCGGTCAGACTGCGCCGGTCGATGTCTACATGATCGCCTCCGAACTGGAGGGCGCTGTGGTTGCCAACATCCGCCGCAAGGAAGCCCAGCACGAGGCGATGGGCGCGGCCCTCGCCGAATTCACCCGCGATCTGACCATGGCCTATCTGCGCGGTTCGAACACGCGCGCGAAAGCCCAGGTCTTCAAGACCAGAATGGAGATGCCGGCATGGCTGTAGCGCCCAACAACATCATCGCGCAGGAGTTCGGCAAGCGATTCGCCCTGTATCACGGCGATTGCGTCGAAGTCGCGCGGCAGCTTCCCGACAACTCGCTGAAATACACGATCTTCTCGCCGCCGTTCATCTCGCTATACACGTTTTCGGATGATCCGCGCGACATGAGCAATTGCGCTGATGACCGCGTTTTCTGGGAGCACTTCCGCTTCCTGGCGCGTGAGCTATTCCGCGCCACGACGCCCGGCCGGTTGGTGTCGATCCATTGCATGCAGCTTCCCACCTCGAAAATCCGCGATGGCTTCATCGGCTTGCGCGACTTCCGCGGCGAGATCATTCGCCTCTTCCAGGAAGAGGGCTTCATCTATCACTCCGAGGTCTGCATTCGTAAAGACCCGGTTTCCGCGATGCAGCGCACCAAGGCCATCGGCCTGCTGCACAAGCAGATTTGCAAGGACTCCTCGCTGTCGCGCATGGCGATCGCTGACTATGTGGTGAACGTCGCCAAGGCGCAGAGCGCGGACTATGTGGTCTCGCTTCGCAAGGACGGCGAGAACCCCGAACCTGTCGCCGGCGCCTTCGATGCCTATTACGGGTGCGAAACCGCGCCCGACGGCATGCTGATCACCGAAACGGGCAATCTCCGCACGGCGAACGGTCCCGGCGATCCATGGTACAGCGTCGCCGTCTGGCAGCGCTATGCGGAGCCGGTGTGGATGGACATCGCGCAATCCGATGTCCTCAGCCACAAACTCGCCCGCGAGGAAGAAGACGAGCGGCATATCTCGCCGCTCCAACTCACCGTCATCCGCAGGTGCATGCAGCTTTGGAGCAATCCCGGCGACGCGGTGTTCTCGCCCTTCGCCGGTATCGGCTCGGAACTTTACGTCGCGCTGGAGATGGGGCGGCGCGCCATCGGCGCTGAGCTGAAAGAGAGCTATTTCCGCCAGGCTGTCCGGCATCTCCACGAGACGGAGTCAGCCGTTGATGCCGGCGACCTGTTTTCTCGCATCCAGAACGAAGACGAGAGGGCCTTGGCCTGCGCGTAGGTGCGCAACGGGGGAAGTTCGCGGCTGGGGCTGCGTAAAGAGGGGGAGAGCAGTGACCGTAAACATCACCACAACACCGCCAGCAAAACTGGTCTGGGTCACGCCAGACGCTGAAGCCTTGCTGGTGCATATGGCGAGGGTCTCGAACCCGAAAAGCCAGGAGGCTGGCGAGCAGCCGGAACGCTTGATCCGCTATCTCATTCGGAACAAGCACTGGTCGCCGTTCGAGATGGTCTCCGCCTGCGTTGAGATCAACACCACGCGCGACATCGCCCGGCAAATTCTCCGGCATCGCAGCTTTTCGTTCCAGGAATTTTCGCAGCGCTACGCAAAGGCGGATGACCTTGGCGAGCGGGTGTTTCGCCCGGCCCGGCTCCAGGACGAGAAAAACCGCCAGAACTCACTCCGCACGGATGATGAAGACCTTCAGAACTGGTGGCACACCGTCCAGGACGACATCGCCGACCGCGCCCGCGCCGATTATCGCGCCGCGCTCAACCGTGGCATCGCCAAGGAAGTTGCCCGCGCGATCCTGCCCGAAGGCATGACACAGAGCCGCCTCTTCATGGCGGGCACGCTCCGATCCTGGATCCACTATCTCGGCGTTCGCATCGATCCAGCGACACAGCTTGAGCATCGCAATCTGGCGTTCGCCATCATGGATGAACTGCGTCCGCACCTGCCCACCCTATTCGCTGACTTCGCGGTCCGGGAGGTGACTCATGCCTGAGGCCATCGACATGGTGAACCGGCCGCCGCATTACGCCGGCGCGCGCTGGGAGGCAATCGAGATCATCGAAGCCCTGGGCAACCAATTCCGGCTGGGCAACGCCCTCAAATACATCTTCCGCCACAAGAAGAAGGGCGGGGACGAGGATCTCCGGAAAGCTCGCTGGTACCTGGAGCGGGAATTCGCGCAGGAATATCCCACTGAGAGCGACACATTCGATCTCCCCTTCTGGCGCGCTAACGCCCGCGAATTTGCCGCGAGCTTCGACATCGGCGACGTGGACCTGATGAACACGGTCGCGTCGATCAACGGCGCGTGCCTTTCAGCGTGGCGCTCTGATGAGCCTGAATGGCGCACACACGTCCATGAAGCGCTTGCCCACCTCAACGCCTATCTGCTGCGCCACGCCCAGACAGAAGCCGAGGTGGCGTCATGAGATACATCTTCGGCACAATCGGCATCATCGCCGCGCTCGGCTTCGTCGGCTATGCCTGCGTCGTCTCTTTTCATACGGCAGCCGGGATGACGATGCAGTTCCCGGCGCTCGCCGGCGCGGCTGCGGCTGGGCTCGTTGCCTGGGAAGCCCTCGGCGCGCTGTTTGTCCAACAGTGCTGGCGCAACGGCTCGCGGCTTCTCGCCATCGGCGGCGCGGTCCTGGTGCTCGCGGCGTCGGTTTATCTCCTCCGCATCGATCTGCGCTTCCACGTCACCGGCCAGTCCGACCTTTCGGCCGCCCGCGAAGCCGTCATCGAAACCCGAGACATGATCCGCGAGGAGCACGCCAAGGCCATAGCACGCCGCGACGAATTGCAGAAGGTGAAGACGCCGACCGCGTTCCAGAAGAGCGAGCTTGCCGCCGCGTCCCGGCGCATTGCCGATCTGGAGCCGCGTCTGTGGACTGCGGAGACCGTCCATGCTGGCGGTATACCCGAGGCTGGCTGGGCGTCGCGCATGCTCTCCGGAATCTCGTCTGACCGCCAGTGGTGGGCCGATGCGCTGATGGTCACCGGTCTTCTGTTCTGGGCGCTGGCGCGCATGCTCGCCCTTCCGGTCGCAGTCGCTTCCATGCAGATGGCAGCTCCGAGCCGCAGGGAAGCCCGTACAGCCCCGAACGCAGTTCCCGCTCCCGACGCCGGTCTCATCGTCGTTCCCCCAGCCCCTGCGCCAGCCCTGCGGGTGGAAGCGCCTGTTCCAGCCTTACCCGATGTTTCGGGGTGGCGCGAGGATTTGAAGCGGAAGCCGGCCGATGCCGTTGTCCTACATTCCGACGATGTAGGACAACCCGAGGCGCCGGAGCCAGTCCCGGCCGCGCCCGTCATCGGCCCGCACCTCGCATACAGCGCCGATGATGAACCGCGCCGCCCGACGAAGGGCGAAAGGCGGTCCGTTCAAAAAAAAACGATTCCCGCGCCGGCTGAAGAGGCGGAGCACAAGACGGTGGAACTATGGGCGGCCGAATGCTTGAGCGCCAGACCAGACCGCAAGTCCCCGCCATCCAGCGGCGACTGCCATGCGAGCCTTCTGGCCTATTGCGAGAGGGAATGCGTCGCCCCGGTCGATCAGGTCCGCATGACGCAGATTCTAACCGAAATCCTCAAGCCTCAAAAGGTCAAGGGCCGGTATCCGCGCAATGCGAAAGAGAGGATTTGGCCGGGGTGGAGTTTAACGATGCCGGCGGCCGGGCGGCTGCGGGCGAGCGCGTAGGGGGAACACAGAGATGAAATCAAAGCGCATCAGCAAGGCTGAGCACATCGAACGCATGGGAGCGCGGGCAATCCGGCGCGCCCACGACGCACAGCGCATCCAGACGGATTACCGCGATCTTGCCGCCATGGAGAAGGTGCGGAAGGCGCGGCGCAAGAACGGCGTCGGGCGTCCTCCCCGCAAATACCAACATGCGGAGGCGGCATGAGCAATCTCTGGATCAACCTGCGCCTTTGGTACTGGCACCTACAGATCAGCAGGGACAGGCCGTGGGTGGCGTTCAAGTTCAACCGGTTCCGCTGGGCGTCCGGGAGATGCTCGCCGTGGATCGAGATGAACTGAGGGGAGATTTGGTGAGAGGCGTTCCCGCGCCTCTCAGCCGAAACAGTGGGGCTTCGAACCTGCCCGAGGTGTCATCCGAGTTTCCCAGCCCAGCCAAGGTGTGAAACCGGATCGACCAGTCAACCAATCAGCGGTCGCGATGACCGTGAAAGCATGAACGCCTACATCCAGAAGGACCGTTCAATATGAATGGATATATACCACATACAGCCGGTGTACAAGCTGTTGATATCCCACATGCGGTGCAAGGTGTGGAAGACCTCGCACCCGAGGACATCTTGCCCGACGACTTCCGCTTTCTCGCCCCCGAAGATCAGACGGTAGAGGTCTCCTGCTTCTTCGCGCGCCGAAATCGCCTCACGCCCCGAGACATGCGCACCCAGACCGCGATCATCGTCGCTTGGGAGCGCGGGGAAATCTCCGGGTTCGATGCTTTCGATCTCCTTGAGGTCAATGAGGTCCTTCCACACGACGACATGCTCATGGCCTATGCCGCCATCATGCGCGCCAGGACGGCTCTTGAGGATGGCGCGCAGTGCAGCGGTTTCCCCTCTGTTCGGAGGGCTGGATGATGCATGGGGCTATTGGGCATAACTCGCGCCCTACGCGAGAAGAGCTGGAGCTTGCGTTCAAGGAGCGCACGCGGGCGCAGCGGATCAAAGATGACACCCCGTTCGATCTGCGGTGGCAGTGGGAGGTGTGGCTGTCGGAATTGCCGCCGACGGCGAAACTCGTCGCCTTCGCAATTCGCATTTATGCCAATCCAGATGGGTCAGGGAGTCGCCCATCCCTTGACACCCTGGAGCAGCTCACGGGGCTTTCCCGCCGTTGCATTCAAGACAATCTGCGCCTCATAGAGCAGCGCTTTGTGGGCAAGGAGCAGGGCAAGGGACGCACGCCAAACCGCTACACGCTCATCATCCCAGGAGAGACCTTGCAGGAGTTGGCAAAGGTCATCGATATCCGTAGCAGGGCAGAGATTGCCACACAATCCCCCCGTAGCGAGGCAGCCAGTAACCCACAAGACGGCGATGTAGCAGGGCAATCATTGCCTCACGAGACCGTAGTAGGGCAAACGCGAGACCGTAGCAGGCTACTGGTTGCCCCCGACATAACTATAGACCTAACAAAAAACAAAAAGGGGGAAGCCCCCCGAGATGGGTCGATAGCGAAAGTCGCCTCGGCGCTCGCAGCGGGCATAGCCGCGACCATCGTGCCTGCTGCCGCTGCGGTGCCCATCGATCCGCCGGCGCAAGTGCTGCACGACGTGGCCGAATGCTGGCACACGCCGAAGGCTCGCATGGAGGCCACGCTCAATCCGCACGAGCGGTTAGCACAGTTTCAGGTCTGGGCGACATCGACCGGCCTTGTCGAGGTCACTGGCGAATTCCGCGACGAGTTGGCGAAAGAATATCCGCTGGTGGATCTGAAGTGCGGATTGGCCGCAGCCGGCGCGAACGTCAACCCGGCGCTTGGCGCTCTCAACGCCATGAAAACCATCCGGCGACAGTTCGGTTACATGCAGCAGGACGCCATGCGGCGGAAGCCATCTGCGCCCGTTGCCGAGCCCCAAGAACGCAGGCCAGACCATATTCCGGAAGGCATTTGGGCGAGACTCCAGGCCGATAAGGCCAAGGCGGCGAGGGCTTTGCGATGACGAAAACGGCCCACGACCTATGCGCCGAAAACGGGATTTCACTGAAGTCCTACGCCATCGGCAAGCACTGGTCCACCTGTCCCAAATGCTCACATCTGCGCAAAGGGGCAAACAAGAAAAAATCCTGTCTGGGCGTGAAGATAGACGGGATCGGCATCCAGTGGGTTTGCTTCCACTGCGAAGACAGCGGGCACGGGTTTTACGAGGATCGGAAGCATGATGCTCACGGGGTCGGACGAAAAGGCTTTCGCGGATCGCGGCCTGGACCTGGAAGTGGCGACGCGGCTCGGGGCGAGGTTCGAGGCCGGGAAGTTCCTGTTCGACTACCGGAGGGGCGGCGAATTTCTGTTCCGCAAAATTCGGACGCAGGAAAAAGAGTTCTGGATCGAGCCGAGAGGCCAACGGTTGCAGTTCTGGGGCCTCGAAGAGGTGCCCGTATTTCCGTTGCGACCAAGCGAACCCTTGGTGATCTGCGAGGGTGAGTTCGATCGCGTCGCGGTCATCCAGTCGTGTGGCGGATATGCGTTGAGCGTGCCGAACGGCGCGTCCGGAAAGCGCTCGGAGGGCGATATCGTTATCGCCGAGGACAATGCCTTCGCCTACCTATGGGAGAACGAGCGCATCGTCCCCGAGGTCGAGCAGTTCGACCGCATCGTGCTCTGCACCGATGGCGACAAAAAGGGGATGGCGCTGCGCGATGAACTGGCGTTGCGCATCGGTGCAACCCGTTGCTGGTTCGTCACCTATCCGCACGGCTGCAAGGACGCCAACGACGTGTTGCTCCGCCACGGCGCGAAGGCGGTTCAAGATTTGATCTCCGGCGCCAAGCCCATGCGGCCCGGTCATCTCGTCAAGCCGTCCGACATTCCGCCCCGAGCCATGTCGGTCACGCATTCCAGCGGCTGGCCATTCCTCGACGAGCACTTGATGCTGGAGCGTCCAGAGTTGATCGTCGTCACCGGCCAGCCAGGCCACGGCAAGGGGCAGTTCATCCGCTGCCTCACGATGCATCTGGCCGAAGCCCACGGATGGAAGACGGCCTATCTGACCCCGGAAGATCCAGCGCACCGCGTCAAGCGCGACATGCGCCGCTTTGCCCTGCGGCACGACCGGTTTCCCGGGCAGGATCTGGTGCGCCGGCAGTTGGACTGGATCGACGAACATTTCCGCATCTCGACGCCCCCGGAAGACGAGCCGATCACCATCGATATGGTTGAGGCGGAGATGGAGAGTGCGGCGTTGCACCATAATTGCCAAGTTTTCGTCCTGGACCCATGGAATGAGGTTGAGCACTCGTTCAACCGCGGCGAGAGTGAAACTCAGTATATCGAGCGCACGCTTCGCAGACTTTTGCGCAAGATGCGGCGGCTTAATCTTGTGCTGATCATCTCGGCTCACCCGACGAAAATTAATGATGGGGACAAGGTTAGCCTTTACAAAATATCCGGGTCTGCAAACTGGAAAAACAAGTGCCAACACGGCATTATCATCCGCAAGCAGGGTGACTATTCGAACATCATAGAGCTTGAGGTCGAGAAGTCGAAGGACTGGGAAACCATGGGTAGACCAGGAACGCTTTGGATGGAATTCGACCGTGATAGGTGCGACTACGGCGTCGCTGCAAGTAACGGCTAGGTTTGCGTCATGGGAAAGTTCAGTATCGAGCAGGAGTATGGCGGCACCCGCTACCGCTCGCGCACCGAGGCGCGATGGGCCGTGCTGATGGACGCAGCTGGCGTTGGCTTCCAATACGAGCCCGAGGGCTACGACCTCGTTTCGGGCTGGTATGTCCCGGATTTCTGGGTTTCCGGCCTCAACATGTTCCTCGAAGTGAAGCCCGAGGATTTCGAGATCGGTCCCGGCCATTACATCCGCGAGCGCTTCGTCGCCGAGGATTTGGCGAGCCTGAAGAAGAGGCCGGTTCTGGTCGCCTGCGGCTGGCCGCGTGAGGGGATGGACCTCGTGTATTTCGAGCCGGACAGCATCGGGCCTGATTTGCGGCCGATCTCGGATTTCTTCCGCAGTTCACACGCGATCCGCCACGCGAAATCCTACCGCTTCGACTGGGCGACACCGGCCCGGGCACGGCAGGTGCGCGACATGATCCGTGGCGCTTCACGGCGCCTGACAGACTGGTGATTTCCAACCGAATTGGGGAGAAAAAAATGTCAGAAGAAACAGCAGCGGCGAATCTGCACCAGAGCGCGAAGGACCATCTCCGCGCCTTCGTCGAACGGATCGAGCGTCTGGAGGAGGAGAAAGCCTCCCTCGCCTCCGACATCAAGGAAGTCTACGCCGAGGCCAAGTCCAACGGCTTCGACACCAAGGCGCTGCGCAAGATCGTGAGTATGCGCAAGAAGGAAGAGCATCAGCGCCTTGAAGAGGAAGCGATTTTGGCCACTTACATGGCAGCCTTAGGCATGCTGGCTGACACCCCTCTCGGCGAAGCGGCGCTCAGGAGCAAGTCCCCGTCGAAACTCGAAATGGCGGCGGCGTAGATGAGCCGCACCCGCCATCTCAAATGCGCTCGCGAGGCAAAGCGCGACGCCGAACGCTGCGGCATCAGCAACGTCCGCATCGACTACAGCCGGGTGCATCTGGTCCTGCGCGGAACGGTCAACGGCGCGCCGGTCAATGTGGTTTTCCCCAGGTCTCCGAGTGATCAGCGGGGACGGCGGAATAGCATGGCGCTGATGCGGCGCTTGGCACGCGGGGCATAAGAATTTCAAACCGAGGGGCACCATGACAGGAAATCAGGAATTTTTCGACAGGGTCGGCACGCAGACATACCCGGCACGCGCCATGGGCACTGAAGTCGCCGGCAAAGCTCCGCACCCCATCGCGGATCACCCGACAGTGGCCGCGATGACCGGCGCGAAGCGCTGGGCCGCTAACCACGATGTGTTCTGGGGCGCGACGCAGACCTATGACGCTCTGCCGGCGGGTTTCTACCGCTGCGGCTTGAGCGTGAATGTCGGACCGGTGCTCACCAGGATCGCCGTAGAGACGGATGCCCTGATCGAACTCCCGGACGACGATGGGGTTGCGATCCTCTCCGAGTTCGAGGCCTTCTGGAACCTGGAGGCCGAATTCCGGAAGCGAGGTTTTCTGTGCAAGCGCGGATACCTGCTTTGGGGTCCTCCGGGGTCGGGCAAAACGACTCTTCTCCAACTCATGGTCAAGCGCCTGATTTCGAACATGGACGGCATCGTCATCCTGGTCGAGAACCCGCACGACGCCGCACAATGCCTCCAGATGGCCCGCCAGATCGAGCCGCGCCGGCCGATGATCGCCATCCTCGAAGACATCGACGCGCTGATCGAGCGTTTCGGCGAGAACCAGTTCCTCTCGCTCCTGGACGGCGAAGCGCAGGTTGACCGCATCGTGTTCATCGGATCCACGAACTACCCCGAGCGCATGGACCGCCGTTTCGTCGATCGCCCCTCCCGCTTCGATACCGTCCGCTACATCGGCATGCCCAGCGCCGCCGCGCGCCGGGTCTATCTCCAGACCAAGGAACCAAGCCTAGAGGGCGACGAACTGGACGCCTGGGTCAAATCCAGCGAGGGTTTCTCCATCGCCCACCTCAAGGAGATGATCATCGCGGTGCGATGCTTCGGCCAGCCGCTCGGCGAGGTGACGGAACGGCTTGAGGCGATGCATGCGCGGCAGCCGACGAGTGCGGACTCCCCGGATCGGCAGGGCATCGGGTTTTCGGCACGGCGTGCAATGGCGGCGAACGGAGCAATGCTTGGCGCCACCGGGAGGCGCGCATGACCGGCGACGAGTACATCCAGTCCATCCGCGACACGGCCCAGCGCTACATCGAGGTGATCCGCGATCCTGCCGCTCATCCCGAGGACGGCTACCGCCGCATGCAGCACTGGGAGGCGGTCAAACAGAAACTCAGCGCCCATACGATGATCGCGCTCTGCGACCTCTGGCTTGACCGCCGGACACACGACGCGGTGCTGAAGGCAGCCCTGCGTCTGGACGACCATGCCATGGCGTCCCGCAACGAACTGGACGCAGATCTGCTCGACCGCCTCTGGGACGCCTGCGAGAAGCATCGGGCTCATATCGCAGCCCAGGACAGCGGGGACAGGGCGCCGGCTGGCGAAGAGGCATCGGCTGCGACAGTCGAGGCGTAGACGGGTTTCGGGGCTGTACGGGGCATCTGAAGGCTTCTGAGATAGGGGGGGAATATGGCAAGGGGCCGGCGAAGGCCGCATAAAGCGGACAACGAACGCCATGTGGAGGAACTGTCCCGGTATCTGGAGCGACGCGGTCCCGGGGATGAATGGCACGCGCCGACACCGGAGCGCGTGGCTCGTGCGCAGGAGTCGGAGCGCCCCATCAAACCCAACGTCATCCTAACCGAGAAAGGGAATCCCACCGGCCATTGGAATTGGCAGATCACCCCCGTCATGGACGAACTGCACAAGCGTGGCACACTCACCGAGGAGGAGTGGGCCGCAGCGATCCGATATATGCGCCACTACGCAGGATCCAGGCATAAGGGGCCGGCGACGTCGAAACTCCTGCCAGTCTATGATCGCGGTTTCCAGGACATGGACCCGCTGGAGCGCGCGATGGCCTTCGGACAGTCAAGAGCGAGAGCAGAGGCCGCCGTCCATGCATTCTTCCGTCCATGCCTCCGCTGGCTGGAGAAGGCCGCCGAGGATGAATGGCCGCTCTGGAAGCTCGGGGAGATGTATTATCCGGCGCTGTCGCGGTCGCAGCAAAGCGCCAAGGCTCCCGTCGTGCTGCATTTCACCTTGGCGATGCTTGCCCAGCATTACGGCATTGCCCATCGGTTCACTGCGGTCGATATCGAGGTGGCGGTGCGAACGATGCGGGTGACCATCGAGATTGAGGAGAAGGTGTTGCGAAGCTGTGGATAAGTTCGATAAATCGCTGATTCCTCGACGTGAAACATTGTCAAGGCGAAATTTCTATGGTACGCAATTCGGCAATGCTTCGAATTGCGCCTTGAAGCCAACCGGACGCAAAATCTTTCACCAAAATCAGATGATTTGAGCCGTGGATTACTGGTCCGCCGATGGCAAAGCGCTTTGCGTTTAGGTGTAAGGGTGGATGATGCTCGTCGAAGAAATCATCACGCTGGATAATCTCTATCATCCGCACACACTGGAGCACTACCACCCGGAGTGCTGCTGTGGATTCTGCCTTGACGTCAGCATAGCCAAGGCTCGGCGCGAACAGGCGGCATTCTGGCGCGATCTCCGACGAAATGGCCGAGGGCGTCTTGCGAGAGCGCTCTGGAAAAAGCAGACGGCGATATTGAGCGGCCTTGCCGATGATTTCGCCAATCGGCTGTTTTCTGAGCCATCGTCCGATCAGACCGGCGGGCTACAAGCGCTGTTGGCTGTGGAATAATACGGGTTCGCTTTGCGTTCAGATGCGAACACCCATAGCCTCATACGAATCGCTCATCAGCGGATCATGTTTGCGTCGCGTTCTCGAATCGCCCCAGCGCATACTCCTCTGCAGGGGAACGCCTGACATTCGAGCTTGCTCCATAGCGGGATGAATGCTGCATCGCCGCGACGGGCACGGACGGTTAGCCGGACAACCAGCGTTAATTCCGGGCTGCATGATCCTCTCATGAGCGATTTTTGAAATTCTGGCGGCCCCGAAAGGGGAGTAAGGACTTGGTGCCTGGGATAAGTTTGTCCCGCGCGCGTATACACCGTTGAGCAGTGGGCGGGGTCCGAAAGACTGCACGTCAGGATGCATATCTGGCGGCGGAGTGGAAGCAGACACTCTGATGGGACAAAGCGGAGAGGCCGGGCCGGGCCTTACCCAAGGGTACACGCTTAGAACGTCGGCCTTATGGCGTGTGAAGGTAAACTCGCTCGCGAGAGCGGGGTGGCAAGATTCCTGATGAAATCCGCATGTGGGCTTCGGGGTTCCGAGACCTTTAGCCGGCCTAGCGATCGGCCCGCCAGAATTTGCCCCCTCACAGCATGCTGTGAGGACTATTCGGGTTCTGGCCCGTTGAGCTTTGAGCGTGGTGCCGTCCGGCCATGGTAACGGGCGGAAGGAAAGCCGGGAGTGCCGTCCCGGCCCCGCTCCTCGCCAGGGGTTGTCACGGGCAACCGGCACGGCTCCTGGCATCCATGAAATGGCGGCGGCGTGGAAAATCGGGGACACGCAACCCTGCCCGTGGCGACGCGCGGGATCAGGGCACCTCAAGGGCCTCTCAGCATGCCCGGCCGGATGATCTGAGAGGAAATCCAAGCGTAGCCGGGGTTACGACCGGCCCGCCATAGTGCATTTACTGTCGCCCTTGTGGGCGTGGATCGAAACGAGCCTGGCCTAATCGATGTCGCTGAGAATTAAAGCTCGTGCTTGCGCGGGCTTTTTTCTTTGCGTCAGCGGAGCGCCACAACCTCTCTTGGAACATGCTGAACACCGCCACTCTCATTGGCTACCTTGGTCGCGATCCATCTGAGCGCATCGGCGATCGCCCGCTCACATTCCAAATGGCGACATCCGAGCGTGTCAAGGATAAGACCACAGGCGAAACCCGCGAATTCACCGAATGGCACAACGTCGTCATCTTTGAACCGGGGTTAGTGGAAGTCGCCGAGAAGTACCTCCGCAAGGGCAGCAAGGTCTATGTCGAAGGTCGCATGGCAACGCGGAGCTATGAGGATCGCGACGGCATCAAGCGGACGGTAACGGAGGTCGTGCTGCGCTTTCCGCGCGCCCGGCTCGTGCTTCTGGAACGCCGCGAGGGCGATCGGCCGCCGGCCGCCGCCAGTGAAGATGGATACGGGGCGATGCCCGAAACGGATCACCAATATGCCTGAAATCAGCAATACCGGCCTTGCCATCCTGGTGGTTGGCGTGTTCGCGGCTTGGGCGCTGTCTGCCATCCTCGTGCGGCTGACCGAGATGCAGGCTGCCATGGCGGACGTTCCTGTCATCGAGGATGCTGCCACTGCCATGGTCGTGCAGTTGCGCGCTGCCACAGTGACGGATGGCGCCATCGGAACGGACGCTGCCATGGCGGTGGCACAGCCGAGCGAGGCGTAAGCGGCGCTGCCATGGGTCTGATCCTTCCGAACGGTCCGTCCTTCGCGTACTGGAGCGACAACCTCACACTGCCATCCGGCGACGGTCTGGACTATGGTGCGAGCCTTGTTCCGGGCACTTCGAACGCCGATGGCAGTGCCGTCACCCTACTGCCCGCACTCGCGCATGACTGCGAATATCTGGTGCTGGCGGTCTCGGGCTTCGCGCTTTCCGGCGCCAACACCTCGGCGCTGATGGACCTGCTCGTCGATCCCGCCGGCGGCACGAGCTGGAGCGAGATGATCTCCGACCTGCTCTGCGGCTATACCGCGGCGATGGAATTGGACGGTAGCACGGGCGGCCCCGTTGGCCCGCCGCTGATGTATCACTTCCCGATCTGGCTGAAGGCGGGAACCTCGATCGGTGTGCTGGCGCGCTGCGCGCACAGCGCGGCCGTGGCCCCGCGCGTTATCGCCTATGCGGCGGGCGGCAATAAGAACCCCGCCTCCTGGTGGTGCGGGCAGAAGGTCGAAACGGTCGGCACATTCAATGCCGCCGCCAGTGTGGGGCAGTCGCATACGCCGGGTTATTCCGTCGCGGTATCGGGCACGGCGGATAACGGCTCCGGCCTCATCCGGGTGACGGTTTCCTCCACGAGCGGATGGTCCACGGGCGATGTCCGGCGCGTCAGCGGCATTTCCGGCACCACCGAGGCGAACGGCACCTGGACGATCACCGTCGTTGATGGCACGCATATCGACCTTCAGGGCTCGACTTTTGTTAACGCCTATGTCTCCGGTGGCACCGTGACGGGCAATTTTTCGAGCTGGACAAGCCTCGGATCGCCAACGGCGCTGCGGGCCGGGGCGCTGCAATACGCAGCCCAAGGGCCGGGTGGCACGACGATGGCTGGCCGTGTCTATCGCTATGAATTCGGCGCCGGATCGAGCCGGATCGGCCCCTGCCTTTATCGAGGACAGGGCAGCCTGGAGAACGGCACGCATTTCTTCCACGGCCCGGTGTTCTGCGACATCCCCGCCGGCACGCAGATGCAGGTGCGCGGCCTGTGCGGTTCGACCAGCGTAACTGGCGCAACATCGGATGTGGCCGCCTATCTTGTTCAATAACGGAGGCTTGCAGTGACAATAACCGTCGAAGCCTTCACCGGCACCGAGACCGTCGGCACCACCGAGCATTCGATGACGACCGACACCGCCGGGCCGGATGTCGACACCACGGCGGGCGTGTTCCAGGCGTTCCTCGACCTGAATGCGCTGGCCGCCGGCGATGAGTTCGTGTTCAAGGTCTACGAGAAGGTGCGCACCGGCGACACGCAGCGCCTCGTCTACACCGCGACATTCGCGGGCGCGCAGGCAACGCCAATCTGGGTCTCGCCGTCTCTCATTCTCGGCGTCGGCTGGGACATGACGCTGGATAAGATCGCCGGCACGGATCGCGCCATCAACTGGCGGATCAGCCGCGTCTCATGAGCTGGCTTTATTCGCCGCTCCTCCCCGGCGCAGCACAGCAGCAAGCAGGCGGCGCGGCAGCGACGATCCTGCCACAGATCATGCAGCAATCCCATGGAGACGGCCAGATGGGCGTCAGGCGCATCAAGGCCGGGACAACGGATGTCTCGGTCGTCATTCGCATCGTCAGCGCCACGGACGGCACTCCGGTGACCAATGTCGTGCATAACACCAGCGGTATTGATCTTTGGTATCGCCGCGAGGGTGCGGTCTCCGTGGACATCACTGAGGCGTCGCTGTCCGCGCTGAATGACGCGCATTCCGACGGTGGTTTCCTGCACATCAACGATGGCTGGTATCGCCTCGACCTGCCCGACGCGGCCTGCGCCGCTAGCGCCACTGGTGTGCAGATCGGCGGTGCGGTCACGGGCATGGTCGTCCTCGCACCCTATATCGAGCTTGTCGCCTATGATCCCTACGACACCGTGCGTCTCGGTCTAACGGCGCTGCCCAATGCCGCCGCCGCCGCATCCGGCGGGCTGTTCACGCGCGGGACCGGCGCGGGACAGATCAACCAGTCCAACAATGGGCGGATCGATGTGGATGTGGCCGCCATTGCGAACAACGCCATCACCGCCGCTGCGACGGCTGCCGACTTCTCTGCCGAGGTGAATGCCGAAGTCGTCGATGCACTCGCCACTGACACCTATGCCGAGCCAGGCCAGGGCGCGCCTGGCGCGACCATCTCGCTCGCCGCAAAGGTGGGCTACCTCTACAAGGCATGGCGCAACCGCCACACCCAGACCGCCAGCGAGTATGCACTTTTTGCCGATGATGGCTCAACCAAGGACCACGAAGCCGCAGTGAGCGATGACGGCACGACCTTCGTCCGCGCGGAAGTGACGACAGGGGCCTGATGTGGCTCTCGACAGCGCACTGAAGCGCGGCAGCGCCATTAACGTGGCCTCGCCTTGGCGAGGCATCCTCCCGGCTCCGGACGGCACTGTTGGGCAGCCTGATCGCCAAGTCGTGGCCTTGCATTACAGCGGCATCGCTGCGGCCCTACCGCCCGAGCCATCACTTGCCGGCTGGCCCAGGATCAATTTGGGCATCCGCATCGGCCTCTAACCCATTGGACATTGGCGATGGTCACCCCGCAGGACTGGCGTAATCAGAACGCCGCCAACATCGTTCGGCCGGGTGAGGACATCGTCCCCATCACGCCGTCGGACTCCGCGGAACTGCCCGACGGGTGGTGTCGGGCGATCCGCTGCGTCACGGACGGCACATTCGTCGGCATCACGATCAGGGGCAACCCGCGCACCGTGACCATGGTGGCCCAAGAACTGCTCCCTGTGGGGTTCCGCCAGATTCTGAGCACCGGCACGTCAGGCACATATCAGGCGATTTACTAACATGGATCTGGTCAGAGTCGCATATCGGCCCAAGATGTCGGGCCAGGCGCCCGGAGCGCAGTTCGGCGCGCAGACGGCCAACCACGGCAATAGCGCGGCTCCGTCGTCCGCGTCGCTGAGCAACACCGCTGCTGGATATGCGACCTTGGGCGGCCGATTCCAGTTCGCGGCGGTTGGCGGAGCCGACACGGATTACGCGCTGTTTGCCTATCAGGTGCCATCGACGCATCGCCTCGTGGTCGATCGGATCGGTATCTCCACGGTCAACACGGGCGCGGCAGTCGCCACCACGGCCACGATCCTCGATTGGTCGCTTGGCATCAACGCCACCGCAGTGAGCCTCGCCACGACGGATAGCGGTGAGACTTTCGGCCCGCGCCGCCTGCCGCTGGGGATGCAGTCCTTCATCGTTGGCGCGGCCATCGGTGCGGCGGCGGCCGATCTCGTGCGGGAGTTCCCGGCAGCGCTGCTGATCGAGCCCAGCCGGTATCTCCATGTCATCCTGGCAATGCCCGTCGCTACGGCCACGGGATCGCAGGTTATTCGCGGCGATGTCGCCATCAACGGCTGGTTCGAACCGACCGGCTCCATTTACGCTGGCGGGTAAGACTGGCAAGGTCGCAGAACTCCGCGCCATGCGGGAGCGTCAGCACGAGGCGCGTGTTCAGAGGGCGAGGTCAGCACCACCATCCGCCGCCGCTCCGTTAATAACGAAAACCGCCGCTGAGCGTCCGCGCGTTATTAACAGCAAGGCCAAGTCTAACGCGGAGCGCCAGACGAAGTGGCGCGATGACAACCCCGAACTCGCACGGGCACGAGCACGCGACGGTATGCGCAAGCGCCGCGCCAAGGCAAAGGCCGTCACCTAATCCAAGAAAGGACGCATCCGCATGCCCCGCAAGAAGCCGGAGACGGGTGAGAATTCACCCCATTCGATGGCCAGGCCGAAAAAGACCGGCACAGCCTCGAAATCACGCACCGAGGGCCGGAAGAAGGCATCTGGACGGGTGAAGGGGGCAGCGGAGCAGAAGGCGGCTCCAGCGGTCATCCTGGCTGGCGATGATAGCGGTGGCGAGGAGACTGCGGGGCGACATCCGGGCGGGCGGCCGACGAAATACCGCGCAGAGTTTGCGGATCAGGCCCGTAAACTCTGTCAGTTGGGCGCGACCGATCTCGACATCGCCAATTTCTTTGAAGTCGCCGTCAGCACGATTTACGCCTGGAAGATCACGCAACCAGAGTTTTCCGAGGCCATAAAGCGCGGGAAGGAGGTTGCTGACGATCTTGTCGCCGAGAGGCTCTTTGCCCGCGCCACCGGATACAGCCACGACGCGGTGAAGATTTTTATGCCGGCCGGAGCGAGCGCACCTGTCTATGCCAACTATGTCGAGCATCACGCGCCGGATACGACCGCAGCGATCTTCTGGCTGAAAAATCGCAGGCCAGATGAGTGGCGAGATCGGCAGGAGTTGACCGGTAAGGGCGGCGATTCTGTTAAAGTGGAGATCACGTGGGCGGCGTAAGGCGGATCGTTCTGCCCTACGCGCCGCGAGCGCAGTTTCTTTCGTATCATAACCGGGCAGAGCGTTTTTCGGTCATCGTCGCGCACCGCCGCGCGGGGAAGACGGTCGCGACGATCAACGACAAGATCAAGCGCGCCGTGCAGTTGGCGACCCCTCACGGGCGATATGCCTATGTCGCGCCGTTCCTCTCGCAGGCCAAAGAGGTTGCGTGGGAATATCTGAAGCGCTTCGCCGCCCCGATCATCGTTGACAAGAACGAGGGCGAGCTTTGGGTCGAACTCATGAACGGCGCGCGCATCCGCGTTCATGGGGCCGACAATCCAGACCGGCTTCGCGGCGCCTATCTTGATGGCGTGACGCTCGACGAATATGCGGACATGCGTCCAAGTGTCTGGGGCGAGGTCATCAGACCGATGCTGGCCGACCGGCGGGGATGGGCGACGTTTATCGGCACGCCGAAGGGCCGGAACGAGTTTTTCAAGGTGTGGGAACGCGCCCAGATCGATGCGTCCTGGCTCGCGGTGATGCTGAAAGCTTCCGAAACCGGCATCATTCCGGCGGACGAGCTTGAGCAAGCGCGCGGCGACATGACGCCGGAGCAGTATGAGCAGGAATTCGAGTGCAGCTTCACCGCCGCGATCATTGGTGCCTACTTCGCCAAGGAAATCGCCGATCTGGAGCGTCTTGGCCGCATTTGCGATGTGCCGTATGACCCGCTTCTGCCGGTCCATGTGGTCTGGGACCTCGGCATCAGCGATTCTACGGTCCTGTGGTTCTTCCAGGTCACTCCCGGCGAAATCCGGGTGATCGACTTCTATGAGAACAACGGCCAGAAACTTCAGCATTATGTGCAGGAGATCGAGGCTCGCGGTTACAAGCAGGGCGACGATTGGGTGCCGCACGATGCCCGCGTCCGCAGTCTCGACACCGGCCGGACTCGCGTCGAGACGCTTATCGCGCTTCGCCGCCGCCCGCGCGTTGTCAGCGACCAGAAACTGATGGACGGCATCAACGCCGCACGGCTGGTGCTGCCGGTGTGCTGGTTCGACCGCGACAAATGTCGGGATGGTCTCGAAGCGCTGCGACAGTACCGCGCCGATTATGACGAACAGGCGAAGATGTTCAAGGACCGGCCGCGCCACGACTGGGCGTCCCATGCGGCAGACGGATTTAGATATTTGGCGCTCGCCTACCGCGAGATGAAAGCGCCTCCCGCCCCTGATGAGAAGCAGGAACTTATCAAGGCGCAGCAGGCGCGGATCAAAGAGCGGCAGAAGAACAAGCGAAAGGCAGCATGAACTATCCCACTGAAGACCAGATCGACCGCGCGGCAGGGCTTCTCGCCACGATCCGCGAGAACGGCAACCGCCGGCCGGGCGATGAGCATATTGATCACAACATCGAAATCCAGTTGCGCGCCCGCGCCACGGACATGCTGGTCGTCATGTTGAACCAGGATCACGTTTTCCGTGGCTGACCGATCCGAGCTAACCCAAACGCGGCTCAAAGAGCTGCTCGACTATGACCCCCTCACGGGGGTTTTTTATTGGAAGAAGACCCGTGCACGCGGCGCAAAAAAGGGCCAAACCGCCGGACGGATCAGCCAGAACAAGACTGGCCAGTGGTATTGCCGCATCAGAGTCGATCAGAAACTCTATCTCGCGCATCGATTGGCATGGCTTTACTCATACGGAGAGTGGCCATGCCAGGAGATTGATCATCGGGACAATGATGGCCTGAACAATGCCCTGAGCAATCTCAGGGCTGCATCGCGCGGGCAAAATTCCGCGAACACAAGACTTCATGCGGATAACCTCGTTGGTTTCAAGGGGGTGAGCAAACGAGGGAGGCGGTATGGTGCCAGCATCGTGCTGAACAAGCGCCGCATCCACCTCGGGTACTTCGACGCTCCAGAGGAGGCCCACGAGGCTTACATCAGAGCGGCCGAGTTGTATTTCGGTGAATTCGCGAGGGCGGCGTGAACGAAAAGCCAGAAACGCCCTCACAAGTTTCTCCTAAAGACGCAAGTTTTTGGTTGAGCGAGATCGAAGCCTCCAAGTCCCGATTGGAGGGTTGGTATAAGAAGGCCGATGAAGCCGAGAAACGCTATCGTGCGGACGAGAATGACTCTGACGAGCTGGAGTTTGGCGCTCTAAATATTTTGTGGAGTAATATTGAGACCCAGAAGGCCGCGATCGGCGAAGATTTCGGCAAGCCGCAGGTCACCCGCGTAAACATGCCGGAGGACGACGGCGGGCTCGCCCGGCAGGTCGCGCTGGTATGGGAGCGGACGCTCGCCGCCGCGGTGCGCGACACGGACGACAACCACGACATCGCGCTGGCCGTCGGCGATCTGTTCCTGCCCGGCCGGGGCCAGGTCTGGTTGGAGGTCGAAGCCGACGACGCGAACTGGGTCCGGGCCCCCATCGTCCGCGTGCCCTATTGCGATTATCTTGAGGGCGCGGCCACGCGCTGGGGCGGCGTCCCGTGGGTCGCGCGCCGGCATTTCTTCACCCGCGACGAGCTTATCAGCGAGTGCAATCTTAAGCCCGAGGACGCGGCCAAGGTCACCCTAGGCGTCCAGCTACCCTACGCCGGCAAGGCAGAAAAGGAGACTGGCGAGAAAGGCAAGGAGCAGTTCAAACGCGCCGAGGTCTGGGAAATCTGGGCGAAGTTCCCGCAGAAGGCCCGCATCTACGTCGCGTGCGGCTACAGGGATAGCACGCTCCGCTATGACCCCGACCCGCTCCGCCTGAAGCATTTCTTCCCATGCCCGCGCCCGTTGCTCGCCAATGGCGACGAGGCCAAGCCGCCGCTCACCGACTTCTCGCGCTACCAGAACCAGGCCGAAGAGCTTGACCGCATCTGCCAGCGCATCTTCGTCCTGACGGAATGCCTCCGCCGCGTTGGCATCCACGACAAGGAATTCGCTGAGATCGGCGACCTTGCCGAGGTTGAGGAAAACACCACGCTCGCGGTCGAAAACTGGGCATCGCTCCAGCAGAAGGGTGGCCTCAACAAAATCCAGGAATGGCTGGACCTCGTTCCGGTTATCCAGGTGCTTGTCGAACTGCACAAGCAGCGCGATACTCTGATCCGGCTGATTTTCGAGCTGTCCGGCATCTCCGATCTCGCCCGGGGCATGACCGACCCCCAGGAAACGCTGGGCGCGCAGATGCTGAAGAAGTCTTTCGGCTCTGGCCGCTTCAAGCGCCGCGAGACGGAAACCCGCCGGTTTGCCGCCGATGCCTACAGCCTGAAGGGCGAGGTGGTCGCTGAACTTTTCTCCCGCGAGCAGATCCAGGAGATGAGCGGCATCCGCCTGCCGCTGCGCCAAGAGATCGACAAGGCGAAGCAGATGCTCGCCATGCTCGCTCAGCAGCAGGCCGCGCAACAGGCAGCAGCGCAGGCGCAGCAGCAGCCTCAGCCCGGCGGTCAGCCCGCACCGCAGCAGATGCCGCAGCAACCGGCACCCCCGCCGCAGGCGCCTCCACTGGCCCCGGAAGAGATCGCCGCGCTGACCAAGCTCGCGCAGACCCGCTGGAGCTGGGAAGATGTCTCCGGCGTGCTGCGCAGCGATTACCGCCGCTGCTACAGCGTCGAGGTCGAGACCGATCAGAGCAATTTCGCCGACGAGGAAGCCGAAAAGCAGGCGCGCATCCAGTTCTTCCAGATGGCCATGCAGGCGCTCCAGCAGGTCGGCCCGATGATCGCTGGCAACCCGAAGTCCGGCGAAATCTTCAAGCAGTTCATCCTCTTCGTCATCGGCGCATTCAAGTCCGGCCGCGCGATGGAAGAGGGCATCGAGCGCGTCATCGACGAAGGCATCCAGATGGCGGCGCAGCAGGCCGGCCAGCAGCAACAGGATCCGAAGGCCGTCGCGGACGTCCAGATCGCACAGGCCCGCGTCCAGGAGGCCATGGTCCGCACGAAGACCGCCGAGGTCGGATTGCAGGAGGCGCAGGTCCGGTTGCAGCAGACCATCGTCGAAGCACAGCGCGCTGGCGCCGACATCCAGAACGAGGCCATAGCCGCGCAGGCAAAGGCAACCGAGAGCGCAGCGAAGACGCAGGCGTCCGTGGTCGCCAGCCAGGCCAAGGCGCAGGATGCAGAAACGAAGGCGGTGCAGGAGCAGCAGAAGGTCATCGCCCAGCACGAGGCGAACGCCGCGAAGCGCGAAGCCCACCTGATCGACCTGACCAACAGGGAAGAGAAGCTTGAATCTGACCGCAAACTGCGCGCCACTGCGGAGGAAGCGGTTTTGCAAGGGCCGACACGGAAGTCGGAAGAGGACGCGGCATGACCGATACACCTCCATGGGAAGATGACGCGCCGCCGCTCGCCCTGACCGAAGCACATCTCCCGGCGCTCGCTGCCGCGATCCACGCTGAAGGCTACCGGGTCATGGTTGATACGGAGACGGGAGAGGTGAAGCTGGAGCGCGGCGAAGCGGATGGCGAGGATCTGCGCGCTACCGCTGGCCGCCTCGCCACGGAACTCGCCGCTGGTGACTTCTCCGAGTTCCATCAGAGCGGCGTCATTATTGATCGGGGCTTCTACGATGCCGCCCTATGGAACGAAGTCCATCAGGTTTTAGCCGACCGACCCGAGCACAAAGAATTCCGCGCGCGTCTTCAATCTCAGCAACCGGTCTCAGGCGGTTCTCAATGAGCATGTCTCTCAGCGGTCTCGATCTCCCCTGGCTCAAGAAAGACCGCCCCTGCCAGCCGGGCCGCTACCGCACCGATCCGAAGACGGGCGAGTCCGTGACGATCCAGGAATGGCGTCGGCGCAACCCGGATGAGCGCAAGCGCGGCGAGGTCGCATCGCCTTATTTTGTGCCCGACGTCGATGCGGCCTACGGCGGTTCCTGGAAGAGCATCATTGACGGGACCGAGATTTCGTCCCGGTCGAACTGGCGTGAACATAACCGCAGAAACGACGTCGTGGATGTCGGCGATAAGTATTGGTCCGAAGACGGCGACGACATCAAAGCCACCGAAGAGAAGATGGGCTACGCGCCCGAACTCATTGGCTCAAAGGACTTTTACTGGGGCAAGGATAACCCAGCCTTAGACTGACCTCGAACCCGGTGCATGGCCTAACGGCCCCACCAGAAAGCCTCCTCCACATGGATATGCAGCCCGCGTCGGCTCCCCCGACAACCCCTCCGCATGCCCCGAGCCCGGCTCCGAACGGCGCGACACCGCCAGCGGCACCAGCAGCGCCGGAACTCGTCAACGAGAACCGATCTGGGCATACCGACCCGTTCACGCAGGCGTTCAACAAGGCGACGAACAGCCTCCACGCCCGCGCGCAGGAGCGCGAACCCGAGCCGGAACTGGAGCCGCAGCCGACGGAAAGCACCGCCGAAGCCAAGGGGGCAGCACCGGACCGGGCATCGCAGATTCCCGGGGCCGTCCAGCAGGAGGCTGCGCTGGAGCCGCGCCCATACTGGAGCCGGGAGCGGAAGGAAGCGTTCCGTTATCAGCCCAAGTTCGTCCAGCAGGAATGGCTCGATGAGGAGCCGGCGCCGAACGCGCGCTGGTCCGATGCGACAAAGGAAGCCTTCGCCAAACTCCCGCGCGAGGCCAAGGAGCTTTATCTCACGCAGATCGCCGACATCGAGCGCGGCGCAAACGCGAAGCTTCAGGCCAACGCCGCCGAGCGCAAGTTCGCTGAGGAAATTCGCGGCGCGGTCCCGCCGCATATCCGCGCCTATATGACCCAGAAGGGGCTGAACGAGGCGCAGGTCTTCACCACGCTGCTGAATTTGCAGCAGCAGTCCATGCAGGACCCGGCGGGCTACGTCCGCAATTTCGTCCAGAACAACAGGCTGAACCCGGCCGAAGTCTTCGGCATTGAGGCCAAGCCCGCCGAGCCGCTGACGATGGATGCGATCCGCGCGCATCCCGAATATCAGCAGCTCGCCACCCAATTCGACGCCCTGCGCCGCGAAGTCCAGCAGGAACGCGCGCAGCGCGCCGAGGCAGAAGACCGCCGGATAGCGGCGGAAATCGAACAGATCTTCCAGGACCGGGATGGGGACGGGGAACCCCTATACCCCTACATCCGGCTCCTGGCCGATCCCATGGCACGTATTCTCGACTCTGATCCCGAGCTGTTCGGCTCCATGGCCACCAGAGATCGTTTTGCGACTGCCTATCGCATGGCCCTTGAAGAGTTCCCCGAGCTGAAGCCCCTGAGACGGCCGGTAGTGCCTCCGCCTGCTGACGAGCAGGTCGTGAAGGACGCCCATGCCGTGGAAGAGGAAAAGCGGGCCGGGAACCTGGAGCGGGCAATCACCCCCAAGTCGCGCACTCCCTTGCCACCGTCCAATGGCGCTGGCAAGACCGGCAATCCCCTGGATGACGCCATCCGCGCGGCTGAGCGAAAACTTGGCCTGACGAGGTAAACGAGCCATGGTGCAGCCCAACAGCACCTTTGACGAGTTGGCGACTCTGACGATCTCGGAGTATTCGCCGACGCTGAGGGATAATGTCAGCAATAATATCCCTCTCTATGCTATGATGAAAGATGCCGGCGCGGTTGAAGAGGTCGACGGCGGCATTTATCTGCTTGAGAACCTGGACTTCGGTGACAACCAGACGTTAAACTAAAGCAGTCCAATCTAGCTGAATGTGGAAGATCAGGAGAAAATTTAAACTGGTCCTCTAGCCAGAACTTGTCTTTGTTGCATGTCCGGCAGAGGGTTTGAGCGTTGTCCCGCGTGTTGGAGCCGCCTGCAAACTTCGGAACGATGTGGTCGAGTTGAAGGTTTTTAGTCGACCCGCATCTCCGACAACACGGTTCCATCCATTCTCGTTTTTGCTTTGCGGTAAATGCGCCGCGCCCGCGATCAGTGCCATAACGGCGCTTCCACTCGTGGGTGCAGGTGATGTTGCAGAAGTGCCGCCTGTGCTTTTTGACCTCCCATGGAGCGCGTTCGAGGTCAGATTTGCACCAAGAGCACTGGACGATCATCGTCTTCTTCTGTCCTAGAGCATTACAAGCGTTGGAGCAGTATAGTCCCGCCACTCGCTTTGCTCTCGCCTTGCCAAGATAGAAGTTCTTGCCGCACTGAGCGCATTTTCGGTGTTCCCCGTCAGTTTTAAGAACGCCGCGACACGCGAACGAGCACGTCAGAATTTCCTTCTGCCGTTTGATCTGCGATGCAGGTCGGTAGAAGGTTTTCTTGCAAACAGGACAGCAGTATTCAAGGCCGGTTCGTTTTCTTCCCATGTCTCAGTGGTAGCATAGTTGGACTTGGACGTCTATAAACCTTCTCTGATTGACTTGGAAATCCTGGCAAGGATGACAGGGCGGAAGAAGTTTTGAACGACTTCACCGTGAACGACTGAGTGAGAAGGCACCAATATTGGTGATGCGACAGTCTGAACACTGGCATAATGCGGATCACGAAGCCAGTGAGGGAGCGCCGAAGAGCCTCCCCGCCGCCGAGAGGCGGTCAGTAGCGCTACCGTTGGCGCGAAAGTAACAGCCCTGCAAATGGTTCAACGGCTACGAAGAACTCTCCATCGCTCCTTCGGACTTCGCCACCACGGCGCATTTCGACTGGAAGGAAGGCGGCGGCAATGCCGTGTTCTCGCACCGCGAAGTGGCGCAGAACTCCGGCCCGTCCAAGCGCCATGATCTGATCAAGGGCAAGATCAAGAACCTTGAGCGCACGATCATCAACAACCTCGGTGCCGCGCTGTTCTATGCCGGCACCGAGTCGAGCGGCAAGGCGTTCGGCGGCGCGCAGTATATCATCGCCGACGATCCGACCACCGGCACGGTGGGCGGCATCAACCGCGCCACTTCCGGCAACGAGTTCTGGCGCAACCAGGTGATGGACGAGTCCGCGGACTCCATCACCCTGTCGGCGACCACGATCCTCGATGCGATGGAGCTGCTCTACATCCGCTGCACCCGCAACTCGGATGTGCCCAACCTCTGGGTTTACGGCAACACCTACTGGCGCTTCTTCGCCGGGGCGGTGAATGCCAACCAGCGTTACATCCGCGAGAGCACGGCAGCGACGGTGAAGACCTCCTTCCCGTACTACCTGTTCAAGAACACCAAGGTGTTCCACGACCCGAACGCCGGAGCCACCCGTGGCTACGCGATCAACACGGAATACTTCAAGATGAAGGTCCACAAGGACCGCAATCTTGAGCCGGACAAGCCGCGCTATCCGGCGACGCAGCGGGCGACGGTCATTCCGATCGACATCATGGCGAATATCACCTGCAGTAACGCAAGTCTGCAGGGCGTCATGCAGCCGTAAACCTCTGGCGAGAAAGGAAAAACGGATATGGCCGCACAGGCTGCTTTGCCCACGCCGGAGATTTACGAGCCGGCGGGCGCGGACGTGCTGAAGGTGCACTCTACCGCGCAGTTCAAGGTTGGCGCCCGCGCTCGCGGCGCTGACGGTCAGCAGTATATCTACTGCAAGTCGTCGGGGTCACATGCCCTTGGCGCTCTCGTGGCGATCGACGAGGACAGCGTGTCCCGTTCGGCGACCACCACCAACGCAACCGGCGCCAACCGTCCCGGCTGGCCACAGGTGGCGTTTGCAACCCAGCAGTACGGCTGGGTTGCCATTGCCGGATCCAATCTCTACGGCAAGCAGAAGGATGGCACCGCCGCCAATGCGCAACTCTACACGTCGACCTCGGTCGGCATTATGAGTTCGGAAGGCTCTGCGGGCAACCCGCTGACCGTCCTGGGTGCCAAGGCCGTCAGTCTGTCCTCTGGCGCGGGGGCGGCCTACGAGATCATGGTTCTGGACGGCGCCAAGTTCGTCGAAAAGGGCATCAAGATCACTGCGTAATGATCCGGCGCTGGGACGTAATCGCCGGGCTGTGCAATCAGCACGGCTTATGCATTGGCGCCGAAATAGGTGTTGCGGAAGGGCGGTTCACAGCCGCCCTTCTCGACCTTTGTCCAGGTCTCGAATTGATCGCTGTCGATGATTTCGCGCCCGGCTACAGGACGTGGACGGGCACCGAGTGGACTCGGTTTGATCAACAGAGCAACCGATCTCAATTCAACGCGATCCTCTCTCGCCATCCTGACCGGCTTGGTTTGCTGGAAATGACGTCCCTAGCGGCCGCCCGGTGGCTCGCGGACACACTCGATTTCGTCTTCATAGACGCCGACCACACCTACGAGGCCGTGAAGGCCGATATCGCCGCATGGCGGCAGAAAATCCGGCCCGAAGGTTGGGTCACCGGCCACGACTATGACCCGCTGCGATTTCCCGGCGTCGTCCGCGCCGTCGAGGAGAGCTTTGCCGATTTCACCCTTGGAGATGACAGCGTATGGATGGCGCAGGTCTGATCAGACCTATTGAGTTCGTTATGGGGGTGAATGTCACCTCCGATGACCGCGTTCGCAATATTCGCGCGAATGCGGGCCGCGATCTGCCGTCAGTCGGCTTCAAGCGCGTCTGCATCTGCGCATCCGGCCCCAGCCTTGCGGACCATGTGGAAAGCATTCGCGCGCGCCAGGAAGCCGGGTGGCACGTCGCGACCATGAACGGGTCGCACAATTTCCTGATCGAACACGGGATCGTCCCGGACCTATTCTTCATGGTCGATGCCCGGCCGATCAACCTGCCCTTCCTGCGACTCGCCAACGACCACACCACCTACATCATCGCGTCCCAATGCCAACCTGAAATCTTCGCGGCGCTCACCGGCCGGAAGGTGCTGCTCTGGCAGATGTTTCATGATGCAGCTGGTGTCGACGCCATTCACGAAGCGCTGGGAGAGCGCCGGGCCTCCTGCTTCGTCGGGGGCATGAATGTCGGGCACTCCTGTCTCCCGGTCATCTGGGCGATCGGTTACAAGGACTGGGCGCTCTTCGGTTATGACGGGTCGATGCGCGGGGCGGATAAGCACGCCTTCCCGCAGGCGCAGAATGACGGCGAGGCGGTGGAAGAGTTCTTCTGGCCGATGGATGCGGCCGGTGCGGAAATTCCCGGTGTCACAAAGCACTACCTCGCGACGCCTACCATGGCGCATAGCGCGCAGTGTTTTCCCGATCAGGTCACGAAATTCCGCAAACTTGGTGTGACGATTGAGCTTTTCGGCGAGGGGCTGATCCCCGACATGGTGGCGGCTCTGGCAGGGACGGACGGCGCGGTTACGGCAACGCGACTCCACGACATGAAGCCTATCGCGCCCGCTCCGCGCCCGCGCAAACGCGCAGTGGAGCGGCTCCCTGTCGTCACCTTCAAATGGGCTGGCCATATCCCCTACGGCGCGTGCGATGTGAATGTCTGGGGCGCGCAGGTTGATCGCTGGCTGGACCGCACCTCGGAATTGATCTGTGTCACAGATGATCCGGATGGCATCGATGGTTCCATCCGCACAGTCCCGATGTGGCGCGATCATTTCGAGAGCGGCCGCGATTGGCACCGGCTGAAGCTGTTCACCGAGGAAATGGCCGACATGATCGGTCCGCGCTTCGTGGTCATGGACCTCGATACCGTCATGTGCGGTCCGCTCGACCCGTTGTTCGACAACGATCACCCATTCATGGCCTGGCGCGACCCGAGTCGCGATCAGTATTGCACGGCACTGTTCATGATGGATGCCGGCGCGTTTCCCCATGTCTGGGACAGTTTCGACCCGGACGCTGCGTTGCGCCTGCGGCAGTCGGGACTGTACGGAGGTTACGATCAGGCGTGGATTTCCTGGGTGCTGCCCGGCCAGCCTCGTTGGACGCGGGATGACGGCGTTCTGAGTTTCCGGGTGGATATCCTGAAAGGTCGAGGCCTGAATTTCGGTCTCCATGACCGTCTTGAGCGCGGGATCGGCGAGCTTCCGTCTGGCGCTCGCATCATCAATTTCCACGGCAGATACAATCCGCGCGACCCGGAAGTGCAGCAAGCCTGCCCCTGGATCGCGGAGCATTGGCAGTAATCATCGGCACCAGTAGCACGAAAGGCTAAGACGATGACGGATGTGATCGATCCCAAGAAACAGTGGTTCGATGTCCCCGACAGCAAGACTCGCGGGGAAGACGGCAAGATTTTCTACAACGTTCAGGCGCGGTTTGCTGATCACCCTGCGCTTGATCCTGTCGCATCGCGGATCGCGGGGCATTCCGTTCATAAGCTTGTCCCACAAGTGCATATGAACGTGAAGAAAAACATCTTCGGACAGAAGACCGTCAAGAATTCGACATCGGTCGTGTTCCGTTTCGACAAGGGGCGCGACGAGACGTTCGTTACGGGGCAGGTGGTAGGGCCGACGGGGGCGATGGTCCCCAACCGCGAAGGCAAGAACGGCATTTCGAAAGCCGATTTCGACCGTTACGTCGGCCTGATCATGCGCTGCTGGGACGCGTGGGAGCACTACCAGTCCTTCCGCGAGGCTCCGGCATGGCCTTTGGAAGAGGAGGCGATGAAGATCATCGCGGGCAAACCGGCTTCGGCGCGCGGCGTTCGTCTTGTGGTCGATCGCGAGGGAAACCTTGCAGAATACACCCCGGCGGGGGACGAGGACGACGAGGAATTCGATCCCGATGCCGACGTTGAGATGCCGCAGCATGTCGTTGCGCCAAGGTCGGCGGCCAAGACTGCTGGCCGCAAGGTCCGCGCGGGCTAACGGGAGTCTCCTGTCCTATGACCTTGAATTTATTGCAAATTTGCGGTCGCGCTCTAAGTGACATCTCCAGCTTCAATTCGCCTACGTTCGTTGTAGGAAACGCCAACGACGGCACGGCGGACACATTGCTCGCCGCCGCGCTGAAAGTCGGCGAGGAGCTTGCCAGGGACTACGACTGGCAGGAACTCAGCAAGACGGCCACGGTCACGACCAGCATTGGCGACTCCACCTATGCGCTTCCCTCCGACTATGAGCGCATCGCGCCCGACACCATGTGGGACGCGACGCAGAGCCGGCGCATGTACGGCGCGAAGACGCGGCGGCAATGGGCGGAAATCACCAACGCGATTACGTCCAGCGGGATCAGCTATCGCTGGCGCATCCACGGCAACCTGATCCAGCTTGATCCGGCCCCGGAGAGCGTGTTCTCGTTCAATTACGAGTACTTCTCCAAGATTTACTGCACGGACAGCGGTGGCACGGACCGCGCAGACGGCTGGACCGACGATACCGACCTGCCCAAGCTCCCGCACGACCTGTTCGTCGCCGGCATCCGCTATTATTTCAGCGACAGCAAGACCTTGCCGCGCGCTTCGCTGGCCGGGGCCGAATATGACGCCATCATCAAGTCCCGGCAGAACAAGAACAAGCCCGCGCAGGCGGTGAGCTATGCATCCTCCGTCGTGCCGCCGCGCGACCGCATGCGCCGCGTTCTGAACATCCCTGAAGTGATCCCCACTTAGGATGTCCCTCGCTCAGGCCCGGCTCGCGCAACGGGCAGACCCCCGGCAATATACGGAAGCGCCGGAAGGACAGTCGATCCAGATCCCGGCGCCAAGCCTGGGGATGAACACCCGCGACAGCGTGTCCGCGCTCGATCCGCGCGAGGCCAGGCTGATCCGGAATATGATCGCCGAGACCGGCCGGCTGCGCATCCGCAAGGGCAAGACCTCGCATCAGACGGTGACGGGCGCGACATCGATCGGGTCGATGTGGACGCATGAGGGCGTCAGCGACGATGTGCTGTTGGCGGCGGCCGACGGTGAAATCTGGGACGTCACCGGCACGCCTTCGGCGCTGACGTCGGCCAATTACAGCCTCAATACATGGTCGATGGCGCAGCTCAACGACACGACAATCGGCGTCAACGGGACGGATACGCCATGGGCCTTCGACGGTTCGGCAGTGGGCGCATCGGGGCTGTCCGGCTCCGGCCTCACCATCGCCAACCTGCGCACCGTGCGCGTTGTCGGCACGCGGCTGTGGTTCACCGAGGAGGATTCGGCGGATGTCTGGTATCTCGCCCCTGCGGCGATCACCGGGGTGCTGACGAAGTTCAACCTGTCCGAACAGACCAAGGGCGGATATTGCGTCGGCATCTACGCCTTCGGCCCGTATACCGTGTTCGTCATGTCCACGGGCGAGATCGTCGCCTATCAGGGCGATCCGGGGTCGGATTTCAGCAAGGTCAAGGACTACAAGGCCCCCAAGCCGATCGGGTATGATCCGGGCCTTGACGTGGCCGGCGATCTGATCCTCATGACCACATCCGGGCCGCTGCCCTTCGAGGCGATCGCGGCGGGCCTCGCCTTCGATACGACAGCGCTCCAGTCCTGGGGCAAGATCGCGCCGAGCTGGGTTGCCGATTTCGAGGCATCGGGCAGCCAGGCCGGTTGGAACGCGGTGTTCTTCCAGGGCCTCGTGATCCTCAACGTCCAGGTCGACGCGACGACCTCGAAGCAGTGGGTGTTCAACACGCGTGGCAAGGCGTGGAGTTACTTCGACGGGCTCGACGGCTATGCGTTCGCCGAACTGGGCGGCGTGCTGTATTTCGGCGACAAGGCGTCGAACACGGTCTGGTCCTATGCCGGCGGCACGGATGACAGCGAAGCGATCATCGCTACCGTGCGCGGCGGGTTCTCCAGCCCGTTCCAGGCACAGGTCAACGGCCAATACACCCTCGCCCGTATGAATGTCGCCGCGACCGGCGCGGTCAACGGCCAAATCCAGGTCGATGTGGACTATCAGGAAGCCGGCATCGAGGCCCCAGAGGTGCCTTTGTCGTCCTCCGGCTCCGGGCCGTGGGATGAGCCTTGGGACGGCCCATGGGGCACGAACGGCGCGCCGATCCTGCGCTGGTCGTCGGTGAAGGGGTTCGGGCGGGCGGTGGCGGTTGTGCTGCAGTTTCACAGCCGGGCGGACGATTTGCAGTATTTCGCCTGTGATCTCGTCGTCGCGCCAGCGGGAATTATCGGTTGACCGCGCGGCTAGTCACCGGCCAAGACGCCCGCGTCGCCGAATGGGCCTTCAAGACCTGGGGCTGCAAGCCATTCCATCTCGATCTGGCCGTCGGCCTTGCCGATGAACGCGGAGAGCTTGTCGGGGCGTTCGCCT